AAAGTGAACTTGCTTATCGCGTTCCTGCTAGTAAGTTTACGCGTAGAAAAATTACTGCAAACGAAAAAGAGGAAGAGCTGGTTGGACTTGACACTACTATTGATTGGAAAAACACTGGTGACAACAGCTATGACGGTGAAAAGCTTAACCTGCTAGTTCACGATGAAAGTGGCAAGTGGGAAAGACCTGACAACATATTAAATAACTGGCGAGTAACTAAAACTTGTTTAAGACTAGGAGCTAGAGTAGTAGGTAAGTGTATGATGGGATCAACTAGCAACGCCTTAGATAAAGGTGGTGATAATTTTAAAAAGCTGTACAGTGATTCAGACGTTACAAAAAGAAATCGCAATGGACAAACAAAGTCTGGTTTATATTCTCTTTTTATCCCAATGGAATGGAACTATGAGGGATTTATTGACAGATACGGGCAACCTGTATTTAATAACCCAGATAATGATGTATACGGACCCCACGGTGAACTAATAGATATAGGCGTTATTGACCACTGGGAAAACGAAGCCGATGGATTAAAAGACGATCAAGATGCTTTAAACGAGTTTTACCGACAGTTTCCAAGAACTGAAGAACACGCGTTTAGAGATGAAACTAAAAATAGTCTGTTTAACTTAGTGAAAATATACGAGCAAATAGACTATAACGAAGGCCATAGAAACTCTGGCGTTGTTACAACTGGTAGTTTTCAATGGGTTAATGGAGTTAAAGATACTCAAGTATTATTTTATCCAGATCCTAACGGTAGGTTTAAGATTAGCTGGGTACCTGATAGAAATTTGCAAAATAGAGTAATACTTAAAAATGGAGTGAAATATCCAGGAAACGATCACATAGGAGCTTTTGGCTGTGATAGTTACGATATTAGTGGGACTGTTGACGGTAGAGGATCTAACGGTTCTTTGCATGGATTAACTAAGTTTAGCATGGAGTCAGCTCCAGCTAACACTTTTTTCTTGGAATATATTGCTAGACCACAAACCGCAGAGATATTTTTTGAAGATGTATTAATGGCTTGTATTTTTTATGGCATGCCGTTGCTTGCAGAGAATAACAAACCAAGGCTTTTGTATTATTTTAAGCGTAGAGGTTATAGAGCATTTAGTATGAATAGACCAGATAAAGTTTGGAACAAGTTATCTGTTGCTGAAAAAGAAATAGGTGGCATACCAAACTCAAGCGAAGATATAAAACAAGCTCATGCTGCTGCTATTGAAATGTATATTAATGATCACGTCGGTCGTTTAAAAGATGATACTCATGGTACAATGTACTTTAATGAAACTTTAAATGACTGGGCTAAGTTTGACATAAACAAAAGAACAAAGCATGATGCTTCTATAAGTAGTGGATTAGCAATAATGGCTTGCAATAGACATTTATATAAACCCACGCCTGATAGAGTTAAGCAAAAATTAAATATAAGCATATCTAAATATGATAATAAAGGATATGCTTCAAAAATAATTAAACAATAGTATGGCTAATACAGTTACAAACAAATACTTTCCAAGTCAAATTGTTAGTGATATAGAAAAAGTTAGTTACGACTACGGCTTAAAAGTAGCGCAAGCTATAGAGCAAGAGTGGTATTATGATAATCAAGGCATGTATGGCACTAACTACAGCATGCATTTGCAAAACCAAAGAAGCTTTCATAACTTACGACTGTACGCTAGAGGAGAGCAGTCAATAAAAAAATATAAAGATGAGCTTTCTATAAACGGTGATTTAAGTTATTTAAACATCGACTGGAAGCCAGTGCCTATTATTCCTAAGTTTGTAGACATTGTAGTAAATGGTATGGCAGACAGAGCTTACGATATAAAAGCTTACTCACAAGATCCTTACGGCGTTAGTAAAAGAACTGAGTACATGGAAAGTCTTCTGAAAGACATGAAAACCCAAGATCTTAATAATTATATTGGAGATGCTTTTGGTATTAACATGTACGAGAACGATCCTACTAAGCTACCTAAAGATGAAGAAGAATTAAAACTTCACATGCAACTAGATTATAAGCAAGCTGTAGAATTAGCTGAAGAACAAGCTCTAAATGTTTTACTTGCTGGCAGTGATTACGATTTAATTAAAAAAAGATTTTATTATGATTTAACAGTGTTAGGAATTGGCGCTGTTAAAACAGAGTTTAATACATCAGAAGGTGTTACTGTTAAATACGTAGATCCAGCTGATATAGTTTACTCTTACACTGAGTCGCCTTATTTTGATGATTTATATTATGTTGGTGAAGTTAAAAATGTACCTATTAACGAGCTAGTAAAAGAGTTTCCGTTTTTAACTGAAGAAGACTTAGAAGATTTAAAGAAAACTACTGGCTATAGTAGAACAGAAAACTATTCTACAAATAAAGATCAAGATACAAACAAAGTAAAAGTATTATACTTTAACTACAAAACGTATATGAATAGCGTTTATAAAGTTAAAGAAACTTCAGCAGGTCTTGAAAGAGCTATAGAAAAAGACGATAAGTTTAATCCGCCTGAAAACGAAGATGCAAACTTTTACAAGCTACAAAAAAAAGTAGAGTGCTTGTATGAAGGCGCTTATGTACTAGGTACTAATAAGCTTTTGAAATGGCAAATGGCTAAAAACATGATGAGGCCAAAAAGCGATTACAATAAAGTAAAAATGAATTATTCTATTGTAGCGCCTCGTATGTACAAAGGTCGTATTGAGTCATTAGTTAGCCGTATAACTGGCTTTGCTGATATGATACAGCTTACTCACTATAAGATACAGCAAGTAATGTCTCGTATAGTTCCTGACGGTGTTTATTTAGATGCTGATGGTTTAGCTGAAATAGATTTAGGTAATGGCACAAACTATAATCCGCAAGAAGCTTTAAATATGTTCTTCCAAACAGGTAGTGTTATTGGTAGATCGTTTACGCAAGACGGCGATATAAATCCAGGCAAAGTACCCATACAAGAAATACGTAACGGTAATGGTGGTGCTAAAATGCAAAGCTTAATAGCAAACTATAACTATTACTTGCAGATGATTAGAGATACAACAGGCCTTAACGAAGCTAGAGACGGAAGCGTACCTGACTCTAACGCTTTAGTAGGTGTGCAAAAACTTGCAGCTGCTAATAGTAACACGGCAACTAGACATATACTACAGTCTGGTTTATTTTTAACTACTCAAGTAGCAGAACAGCTATCACTAAGAATATCTGATATATTAGAATATTCTCCAACTAAAGACGCTTTCATACACTCGATAGGCGTACATAACGTAGCTACGCTGGAAGAAATGTCTAGCTTACACTTATACGACTTTGGTATATTTTTAGAGTTAGCTCCAGATGATGAGCAAAGAGCCGTGTTAGAGAATAATATACAAATGGCGTTATCTCAAAAAAATATAGATCTTGAAGACGCTATAGATATTAGAGAAATAAGAAATATAAACTTAGCTAACAAGCTTCTTAAAATAAGGAGAAAAGAAAAAGAAATAAAAGATCAACAGCTTCAACAGCAGAATATACAAGCGCAAGCTCAAGCCAACACGCAAGCCGCTCAAAACGCTGCTCAAATTGAAGCTCAAAAAAATCAACTAGCAGCTCAACAAAAAGCTCAGTTAGCTCAAATGCAAGCTCAACTTGATTCTCAAAAAATGATGCAAGAAGCAGAAATAAAACAAAGGCTAATGCAGTTAGAGTTTCAGATGAACATGCAGTTAAAAGCTATGGAAACTGAAGGCTTGAAAGGTAGAGAAAAAGAAAAAGAAGATCGTAAAGACGAGAGAACTAGAATACAAGCTAGTCAGCAAAGCGAGCTTATAGATCAGAGAAAAACAGGTAAACCACCTAAAAAGTTTGATTCAGCGAGTGATGATTTACTTGGAGGTTTCGACTTAGGTGGCTTTGAACCTAGATAATTATTAATTTATATTTTATATTATGGAAGAAAACGAAAACGTAGAAGAAACTACTAATGTAGTTGATGAAAGTAAATTTGAGTCTGCTGGTGATGACAGTGTTATTAAAGTAGATTTAAGTAAACCAATACAAGAAGAAAATGCCAATACAGAGCAAAGCACAGATGAGGTACCTGTTCGCGACGAATCCGAAACTAGCGAAGAAGTACGTGAAGAAAACGTCGAAGCAACAGATGAAAAACCTGCCGGAAAAGAAGAGCAAGCCGTTCAAGATGAAACGTCCGTATTAGAAGAAGTAACTGATGAAGAGCCTACAGAAGAACTAAAGCAACTAGTTGATGAAGTAGAAGAAGCTGTAGCAGAAGCAAAAGAAGCAGGCGTTGAACTACCAGAAAACATACAGAAGCTTCTTGATTTTATGGAAGACACTGGAGGTAGTTTAGAAGATTATGTAGATTTAAACAGAGATTACTCTGAGTTAGATAATCTTACAGCTTTGACAGAGTATTATAAAAGAACAAAGCCGCATTTAACGGCTGAAGAAATAAACTTTTTAATTGAAGACTCGTTTAACTACGACGAAGATGTTGACGACGAGAGAGATATTAAAAAGAAAAAAATAGCGCTAAAAGAGCAAGTTGCCAGTGCTAAAGCCTACTTAGACGGGCAAAAGTCTAAATATTATGATGAGATTAAAGCAGGATCACGTTTGACGCCTGAACAGCAGAAAGCATGGGACTTTTTTAATCGATATAACAAGGAATCAGAGGAAAACCAAAAAGCAGCAGATAAAGCTAAGCTTGCGTTTCAAAAGAAAACTGATCAAGTTTTTAACGACAAATTCAAAGGTTTTGATTATAATGTCGGAGACAAAAAGTATAGGTTTAACGTGAAAGATGCTAATAAGGTTAAGACAACTCAAAGCGACATTAACAACTTCGTTAAAAAGTTTTTAGCAGAAGATAATACAATGTCAGACGCTGCAGGTTATCATAAATCTTTATTTACAGCAATGAACGCAGACGCTGTTGCTAAACATTTTTACGAGCAAGGCAAAGCTGACGCTTTGAAAGATAGCGTTGCTAAAAGCAAAAACGTAGATATGAGCGCTAGAAGTTCTCATGAAATGATTGATGCTGGAGGTATTAAAGTAAGAGTGATTGGTGAAAATTCTAATGATTTCAAGTTTAAAATTAAAAATAAAAAATAACTTAACTTTAAAATTTAGAAATTATGCCACTAACAAATGGAGCTAATTTGAACAGCGTAGCTGCACCTCAGCAGCAGGCACTTGCTTCAAATTATATTGACTTTACGTCCGCGGCTACAGCTGGCTGGGCGCAACAGTATTTACCAGAGCTTATGGAGAAAGAAGCTGAGGTTTTTGGAAACAGAACTATCTCAGGATTCTTGGCTCAAGTAGGCGCTGAAGAGTCTATGACATCTGACCAAGTAGTTTGGTCTGAGCAAGGTAGACTACACTTATCATATATCGGAACAGTTGATGCTGACGGTGATACTAACGGTACTTTTACAGTTGTATCTGATATTGATGGAAATGTATTAGCTGATGGATTTAACCCAGTTAATCATGGTATTAGAACTAACGATACAGTATTGATCGCTCAAGCTGGAGTTGTTGTTAAAGCACTAGTTGTTGAAACACCAAACTCAGCTGTTGTTTCAGTTGAGCCTTATGCAACAGCTGCATTATCAACTTTGACTGACGGTACAGCTACTTTACTAGTTATCGGTTCTGAGTATGGAAAAGGACAAGAGTATACAGATGACACTGGTACTTTCCGATCTAATAAAAGACAAGCTTTAGAGCCTACTTTCAAGTCTTTCACTAATAAGCCAATTATTATGAAAGATTACTACGAAGTATCTGGATCTGACGCTTCTCAAATTGGTTGGGTAGAAGTTTCTGGTGAAGAAGGGCAGAATGGTTACTTCTGGTATTTAAAAGCAGAAGGCGACACTAGAGCTCGTTTTACTGATTACTTAGAAATGTCTATGCTAGAAGCTGAGAAAACAGCTGCTGCTTCTATTATTGGTTTTGGTGATGATGGCCAAATCAGAGGTACTGCTGATGCTGGTGCTGGTGGTGCTGGTACTGAAGGTTTATTTGCAGCTATCGAAGATAGAGGTAATATTACTTCAGGTGTAAATGGCATCAACGCTGCTACTGACTTAGCTGAGTTTGACGCTATTTTAGCTGAGTTTGATCGCCAAGGTGCTATTGAAGAAAACATGTTATTTGTTAATCGTGCTACTAGTTTAGCTATTGACGATATGTTAGCTTCAATGAACTCTTACGGAGCTGGCGGTACATCTTACGGTGTATTCGATAACTCTGAAGATATGGCATTAAACTTAGGCTTTTCTGGTTTCCGTAGAGGATCTTACGACTTCTATAAGTCTGACTTCCGTTACTTAAACGACAAAGCTACTCGAGGCGGTATTAATGATAGAGCAGGTAGCGCAGCTATCCGCGGTGTTATTATTCCAGCTGGTGTATCTTCAGTTTACGATCAGCAGTTAGGTCGAAACATGAAGCGTCCGTTCTTACATGTACGTTTCCGTGCTTCTCAAACTGACGACCGAAGAATGAAGTCTTGGGTTACTGGATCTGTTGGAGCAACTACATCTGCACTTGATGCAATGCAAGTTCACTACTTATCTGAAAGATGTCTAGTAGTACAAGGTGCTAATAACTTCATGTTGATGAAGTAAATCACATTATAGATCAGGGCTTAACGGCCCTGGTCTTTTTTTTAATTTTTATTTTATATTATTATGGCAAAGAAAAAGACAGTAGCAAAAGCTACTCCTAAGGTTGAAGCAGAACAACCAGAGATTAAAGCTGCAAATGAAATGGTTGAAGTTGTTATCGAACAAAAACCAAAAAGAGTTGAAAAGCAATACAAAACTCTTGAAGATGGATGGGAGATCAAAGATAGAATATATAGATTAAAAGGTAATAAAAGACCTTTGTCAAGATCTATAAGATCTGCCAACATACATTGGTTTGACGAAGACAAAGGCTACGAAAGAGAGTTGAAGTATTGTCAAAATCAAAAAACTGTCTTTGTAGACGAAATGAAAGGTGATCAACGACTAGAGCATATTATTTTTAGAAATGGTATGTTAATTGTAGAAAGAGAGAAAACAGTTTTACAAAAACTACTTTCTTTATATCATCCTGATAGAGACTCTCTATTTTACGAAGAAAAACCTGTAGTAAACGCTGTTAACGAAATACAGTACTTAGAAACAGAAATAAAAGCTCTTAACGCCGCTAAAGATATTGATATTGACTTAGCAGAAGCTATAATGAGAGTAGAAGTTGGATCTAAGGTATCTGACATGAGTTCTAAGGAGCTTAGAAGAGATTTACTACTATATGCTAAAAGAAACCCAGCTTTATTCTTAGAGTTAGTCGAAGATGAAAATGTGGTACTTAGAAACTTTGGTATTAGAGCTACAGAGCTTGGTATAATCAAACTATCACAAGACCAAAGAACTTTCATTTGGGGATCTAATAATAGAAAGCTAATGACTGTTCCGTTTGATGAGCATCCATATACTGCGCTAGCACATTGGTTTAAAACTGATGAAGGTATGGAGGTTTATACTAACATTGAAAAGCGATTAAATGCGTAATTACTTATAGAAGAGTAGCCACTCTTCGGGGTGGTTACTCAACTATAAAAAGTAATTAAATGGCAGTAAACATAAACACAGTATATCAACGAGTATTAGCTATTGCCAACAAAGAGCAGAGAGGCTATATAACTCCACAAGAATTTAACACTTTAGCAAATCAAGCTCAACTAGATATATTTGAGCAGTATTTCTACGATATAAATCAATTTAGCAGAGTGGCTGGTAATTCTACAGAGCACTCTGATATGCTTCATATATTGGAAGAAAAAATATCTCCTTTTAAAGTTAATAACACTACACTTCTTTCGTCTTCAGAGCTTTTAACTCAATCAACTTTTGGTTCTGGTCAAGTTTCAGGTTGGACAGACGCTACTGGTAACAACTCAGTGGCCACAATAGTGTCTAACTCTAATAACGGCTATAAGCCAAGCTTGCAGTTAAAAAATGACGGTGAAGATGACGATCCTCACGTATTTGAAGATGTAAATTTATCTACTAGTAAAGAGTATAGACTTAAAGTTAAAGTTTCTTATGCTAACGATCCAACAGGCGCTGGTGATACAGCTACAATAAAGCTACATGCTTACTCTACTTCTGGTACTAACGATGGAGAGTATATTTTATCTACAACAGCTGTAACTGGAGGAGAGTATTTTTTAGATTTTAATCCTGTAGATTATGCAGGTGGTGGCGGTTTTACCGAAGTATACAGAATAGCTGTAGGCTTAGATGAAGATACTAACGACAGTACAATAGTTAACTTTTCAGAAATATCGTTGCTTGAGATTGATAACAAAACTTTAGCTGCAGACTTATATAGGCTAGGTCAAGTAACATACAAAGATCCAGGCGAAACTTACGCTGTAGCAGTTACTGAAGCTAATCAAAATGAACTTACTTACTACGAAAACTCTCCATTAGCTAGACCTACTGTGAAAAATCCAGTATATGTAAGAGTAGCATTTGATCAAATAAGAGTATATCCAGAGCCATTGTCGGCATCTAGTAGAGTAATATACAATTATATTAAAAAACCTGCGGAAGTTAAATGGACTTATAACGTTATTCAAGGCAACGCGCTTTATAACGCTACAGCATCTGATGCTCAAGACTTTGAGCTGCACCCTGCTGAAGAAAAAAATCTTGTCATGAGTATATTAAAGCTAGCTGGAATAATGATAGAAGATCCTAATCTTTATCAAGCCGCTGCTCAAGAAGAAGTGAAAGAAATACAACAAGAAAAAATATAGTAGATGGGATTAATTAACGAAACTGGCTCAAATTATTATAGTGGTAACAATTTAGGTGGTTATCAGTTTACATCTTTACAGAATGCTATTGATCAATTTATGATAGCTTATGTTGGTGAAGATAAAATAATAAGTAGAATAAAAAGACAAGATGTTGTATTTCACGCTATGCGAGGCATGCAAGAGTTAAGCTTTGATACTTTTAAATCTACAAAAGCTTTAGAAATAAAACTGCCAAATACGCTGCAAATGGCTTTACCGCAAGATTATGTTAACTATGTAAAGTTAACTTACTCAGACAGCAACGGGATAGAACATATTATATACCCAGCTAGAATAACTAGTAATCCAGAAAAAATAGCTCAAACAACTGACAACACTATAACAAACAATTACGATTTTGGTGGCGGCACAGAAATACAAACTTCTGACTCAGATACTTGGACAAATTTTCAAACTAGCGCTCTTACAGAAGACGATCACACTAACTTTGATTACGATGATGATTTAATGGATTACAACCTAGGCCAACGATTTGGCCTTGATCCTCAGTTTGCTCAAACTAATGGAAGTTTTTATATTGACGAGCTTAGAGGTAAAATACACTTTAGCTCTAATTTGTCTGGCCTTACTATAATATTAAAATACATAAGCGATAGCCTTGGCACTGACGCTGAAATGCAAGTTCATAAGTTTGCAGAAGAAGCTTTATACAAATATATTGCTTATGCTATTTTATCTACTAGAGCTAATGTGCCTATAAATACAGTGCTAAGATTTAAAAAAGAAGCTAGAGCAGCTAAAAGAACAGCTAAGCTTAGACTTTCTAATATCAAGCTAGAAGAAATAACTCAAATACTTAGAGGTAAGTCTAAGCAAATAAAACATTAATAAATGGCAGAGCTAAGTAGAAACTTTCTCAAAGGCAGAATGAATAAAGACTTTGATGAAAGAATAGTACCTAATGGAGAATATAGAGATGCTTTGAATTTGCAGATAGCAACTTCAGAAGACTCTAATATTGGCGCTGCTCAAAATTTAAAAGGCAATGTAATAGCTACTGAAAGTACTTTCATGCCTTTAGACGAAGCTAAGCATAGCAATGCTCTTACCGTAGGATCTTACGCCGACGAGTCTAATAAGTACATATATAACTTTGTTCATAAAGCTTCAGATTTAGTAGCTAATGGAACTTATGGAGGTCTTACTAGATTTACCGGAGTAGTTTCTGATTGTATAATAGAATATAATAGAAATGAAGACTCAGAGTATTACAGCTCTACGCCTATTGTAACAGATGTTTTTGAAGTTAGAAGTGAAGCTTCAGAACAATTACCTGACGCTGCAACTGGTTTAATAGATATAACTAAAATACAAGGACTACCTACTTATTATGATGGCTCTAAGTATCGGCCTTTAGGTATAAGACAAAACATGAGAGTACAGCTTGTTAGTCCTAACGGCGAAGATGCTTATGGAGTAAATAATTATGTCTACGTAACAAATGTTTATTCAGGAAATATACCAGCAACTGCTTATATAAAAATAAGTCAGCCTTTAGGTAGTGGCGCTGTTGCTTATACTCAAAATTTAATAAACAATGGCTATGTTTTTAAGTTTACAGCTGAAAGAGTTTTAAACTTTACAACAGGTAGTTTAGAAGCCGAGTCTAATACTGACAACTCTTTAACTCACACTCCTAGAGGTAATATGATAACTGCTATTAATAAAGTAGATGATACTTTATATTTTACCGACAGCAGAAACGAACCTAAAAGAATACCACTCGCTAATTTTCAAAGAGAAACTTATAGCGACGCGAGCGGCGTTATAATTGCAGTTCCTTCACTACAAAATCATAGTTATTTTCATTATTTAGACGGAAACAATGATAGAGTAATGTATCCTATGATTAGAGAGTATATAACAGTAATAAGGCCAAATCCATTAACCGCACCTGATATTTCTATTCAATCAAGCTCTAGAACTCCAGATACTATATATAATGCTGATGGAATAGACACAGGCTTGCAATATTCTGCTGTTACTTCTTCTTTGGTATATAGAAATGTAGACACAACAGCTGCTACTCCTCCTGCAAGCTTTAATTTGTTAACTATTAACGTAGGCCAAGTTCTTTTTATATTCTCAGAAGTTACTCAACTTCATTGGAAAGAAAACGATATTATAGATATAGTGGGTCAGAGCTCAGGGTTTTCAGCTAGTTTAAAAATAGTAGCGGCGTATTCTACATCAGCTGGATTTCCAGACGACCAAGGCAACGATCAGGGGACGTATAGATCTTTTAAAGTTGAGCTATTGTCTGTAGAATCGGCTTACTTCGCTCATCAAAGCGACGACAGTTTAAATGCTCCAGGAAGTGAAGTTTGGTTTGGTACTTTGAGAGAAAAAGACTCTATATATGAAAAAGACTTTATATCGTTTGCTTACAGATATAAATATGCTACTGACGAATATTCCGCGATAGGACCTTATTCTATTACAGCGTTCGCTGGCGGGCCTTACAAATACAGCCCCAAAGATGGCTTTAACCAAGGCATGTTAAATAGAGCTACTAAAATTAACATTTTTAATTATGTAAGTCTAGCTACACCTGAAGATGTCAAAGAAATAGAAATAATATTTAAAGATCACAACTCTACTAATGCTAGGGTTATAAAAAGTATAAAAAGAAATACTTATAAATGGGCTACAAACGGTGTTGTACAAATAAACTCAGAAGTTTTTGGCAACAACTTGCCATCGCAGCAGCTAACTAGAATATTTGATAATGTACCTAGAAAAGCAAATGCTCAAGAATTTGTAGGCAATAGATTAATGTTTGGTAATTATTTAGAAAACTATGATATAAAAGACGCTTCGCTAAATATAATAAATCCAAATATAACATCTTCAATAAAAGTCTTAGCAGAGCAAACTATTGATTTGTCTGTTAACGCTGATTTAACCGCTAACTGGGATGGTAATGGCACATATCCTTTTAGCAATGACGATAGTATACAAGCTGAAGATACTTTTGGATTAAATTACAACGATAGTAATACTATTGTTGTTGGTACTGGCCAAATCGCAAATCAAGCAAATGATACTCCAGATGATGAATATCATGGCATAACTATTGGCTCAACACTTACAATGCAAATATTAAATTTTGGTATTAATATTGCGCCTACAACAAACGCTGGTTTTGTGTTAGTTCCGATGAATTTAGAAAATGATATAAACAATGTTTGGAACACAAATAACGGCTATAGATACCAAGCTCCCTTGTCAGGCACGTACAATATAAACATGCAGCTTCAAATAAATGTAGACAAAGATGTTATATCTGGTAATTCTCCAAATGAAACTTTAAGCTTAAGCTTTATAAAAGTATCAGGTCAAGAAGATTTTCAAAGTTTTTTAACGCAAGAAAACGTTGACAACGCTCCTAGCACTCAAATAGATCACACTGTAGGTGGTTTTAACGCTACTAACTTTGCTTTTGCAACTAATAACGCAAACACTGATTTAACTCCGCCAAACACTCAAGAATATTCTAATGTTGAATTAAGTGGTAATTATGAGCTAGAAGGTGGGTCTTATTATGCTTTTTATATATCTGGCTTTAATTACGACACTAATACGGTATATAGAATATCGATGAGAAATATGTCGCTAGCTGTTACTTCGCCGCAAGCAGGTGAACCTGTTGTTGGAATATCTACTTTACCTCTACCTTCTGTAAAGTCATTAAGATCTTACAACTTAGGCATGGTTTATTTAGATAGATATGGTAGAGAGTCGACTGTAATGTTTGACGAGTCTGAAAATTTATTTAATAGTAAATCAAATGCTAGTAATCAAACTAGATTAAATGTCATAGCTAATCATCAAGCGCCTTATTGGGCTACTCACTACAAATATTTTGTAAGAGAATTAGCTGACGAATATTACAATGTAGTATTATATAAAGCTTATTTTAACGATACTGAAGGTTTGTATGCTTGGCTTTCTTTCAACTCGGCTGATAGAAATAAAATAAGTATAGATAACTACTTAATACAAAAGAAAAAACACGGATCTTCTATACCTGTTGAAGATACTGATGCTAAGTGGAGAGTTTTAGATATTGTAGGTGAGCCTGAAACTGTGACTGACAACAACCAAGCTATAACAGGTATAAGTTTAGGCGACGTTACTTTCAACGCTAGCAGTTCAGATATTTCTGGTAAATTTTTTGTCAAAATACAAATTGACGAAGCTTTTACAGAATACATTGGAGACGCGCAGCAAGCTATAGATAATAATAATATTAATCAAGGTGCTTGCTTTGAAGTTGAATCTAACAATAATAACGAAATAGATTTATTTTACGAAATAAGTGACGCTTATCCTATAAGATTAAATGTAGATGGAGCTATAGAATTGTTAAAGAAAAATATGACTGTTAAGCTAGACGTAGATTCTTTTGATAATGTTCCGATCGCTAATCAACCTAATGATATTGGAAATTTTGTAAATAATTTTAATAATGCAGGACTAAAGATTAATTCTGCTCTTGGAGCTCGTTCTTTTGGACAAGCTCAACTTTCTGCTGGCACTGAAGACGAGCAAGGATCTGTTAGAGTTATAATGTTTGGAAGTATAATTGGTGGTACTTTACCTGCTAAAACTGTAGTAAGATTTAATCATGCTGATGGCAGCTATGTTAAATTAATAACTTCTAAAAATTGTAATAACAATACTTTATATTTAAGCCCATATACTCACAAAGCAGATAACAATGCTTTTACTTCAGAAATATGTTTACCCTGGTATAATTGTATTGCATTTTCAAACGGTGTAGAGTCAGATAGAATAAGAGATGACTTTAATGCTAAAACTATTTATTCTTACACTGCTAACGGTAAAATTAGTGGATTTAAAGCTTCTATACCTAATGAAGACTATAGAGAGCAAAGACAAGGATCAAAGATAATATTTTCACAAGTTAAAAACGAAAGCGTAGGCCTTAATAGAACTAATGAGTTTTTAATGGCAGAGCCAATAGTTAAATCTTTAAATCCAGAGTATGGTACTATACAAAAGCTCTACACTAGAGATAATGATTTAATATCTTTTTGCGAATCAAAAGTGCTTAGAGTGTTGGCTAATAAAGACGCTTTATTTAATGCTGATGGTGATCCTCAGTTAATATCTTCAACAAACGTGTTAGGCCAAGCTTTACCTTACGCTGGCGATTATGGTATATCTAAAAATCCTGAAAGTTTTGCTGTTGAAGAATATAGAATATACTTTGCTGATAAAGACAGAGGCGCTATATGTAGACTTTCAAGAGACGGCATTACAGCTATATCAGATGCTGGTATGAAAGATTTTTTTAATGACAACTTGCGTAACGCCGCAGCTGTAATTGGTAGTTATGATGGTAGAAAGAGTGAGTACAATATAACAATACATAGCCCTATTATTTCTTTAGCAACTAAAAACGTTTACACTGTTTCGTATACAGAAGACGTCAAAGGTTGGACTAGCTTTAGATCTTACATAAAAGAAAGTGGGCTAAGCTTATCAAATAACTACTATACTTTTAAAACAGGTAGATTATACTTGCATGATCCAAACGAAATATCGTCAACTTATAATAATTTTTACGGCACTCAGTATACATCTACTATAACACCTATATTTAACGATGATCCTAGCGTTGTTAAATCTTTTGCTTATATTAATTACGAAGGTACTCAATCAAAAATAAATGCTTTTACTACAGTAGACGGCGAAACAGATAATGAGTATTACAATTTAAATGCTAAAAACGGTTGGAACGTAGAGTTAATAAACACAGATAAACAAGAAGGAACTGTAGGTGAATTTATAGAGAAAGAAGGAAAATGGTTTAATTATATTAAAGGTGTTGAAACTAGCTACACAAACGCTGCTGATGGTGGATCTGCTAATAATAATTTAGACTTTAACGAAATAACAATACAAGGCATCGGAATACTTAATAACAGTATAATTGAAGAAGGCTCATCGCAGCCAACTGAAGGTTTTGATGTTGATTTAGATTTCATTTAATATGGCTAATTGGACTACAACTGGTTACGAATTATTTAACGCTGCAGCTTTACCAGCTACAGCTGAGTTTACTATTATTCCTGAATCTGGATATTCTATATCTGCAATTCAATTTCAATACACTCAAAATATAAGCTACATAGTTGATATTACTTTTTCTGATAACGGTAACGCTGGAACGCCTACTAATACAGTCAAAGGAACTATACAGTTTGCTGGTTCTGATGATTATACTTTTAATTCTGACATACAGCAGTCTATAGTGCTTAACGTTGCTCAAGAAGAGCAATTAAACTCTATAACACTTTCAACAGCGGTTACTGTTCAATCATACGGAAATAACGCTGCAATGACAGGAGCAAATGTTAATATAAGCTCTGGATCTTCATACACTGGCTACGAAACTTTAATAAGTCCTAATAATAGCTGGAATATTGAAATCGTCAACGACAACACTACTTACGTTGCTTTTCCTTTCGTGAACGTTCCTTTAAATTCTCATGTTAATTTCATGGAGATAACTATTACGCCAGATCAAGGTCATTATTTTGCTGATAGCCCGCATGAAGACGCTGATGGTAATGATATTTTTGCTTTAGAAGATTCTAGCTTAACTTTAAATTTACCTGGTTTTGGAAATGGAACACAGTCTTATCAAGCTGAAGAATATATAAACGAGCAAGCTTGGGAGATAAGTAGAGAGCTTATAATGGAGCCAGTTAATGGAGAAACACAATCTACGAGCGAGCCTGTTATGGTTTGCACTGCTATAAAGTTTGTAATAAATTATTTTTCTCCAGCGACGTCACTTTTACTTGACTTGAACAACAACAATACGTTTGATGAAGAATTTTTAATAAATATATCTATACCTGGTGTTGTACCTAGAGTTTTATATTTTCTAGATCAAGGTCCTTTACATGTTGGCTATAGTCAGCTTAGTGGCTTTCAATTACCTATCAAAAACACTACTACTTCTTACACTTTTACTGAGTCTGGTAATAACACAGAAATATTTGATCCAAATCCAGAGGCTTTTGCTAATTTTGTTTCGTTAAACTTAGCTCAAAATACTGTTAGTACTGAAAAATCAGCCGGGCTAGGTATAACAGCTAACTCTGCTACCGTAAACAATAGCCCTAGCGTAACTTCAAGCTCCATACAAATAATACAAAATCCAGGGCCTTTTATAAATGCTTACGGTAAATTTTCTTCTCAAGACGAAAGCTCATACTCTCAAGGCGTTGAAGTTGTTAGCAGTTTTGGTGACACTATAACATTAAAAGTAGAAACTAATTTACCTGATAGTGACGAGTTTACAGCTGCTGAAGCTTTATTAGATGTATTTATTTTAAACGGCGATGGTACATACACAACCGTAAATAATGGCCAGCAAATTAGTGGCGCTTCGTTGTTTAGCGATGCCGAAGTAGAAGCTATCACTACAGAAATACAAAACGGATTTAATATAGCTCAACAAAGCAATAATGTTGCTACTGTTCAAATATCAATTCCAGAAAACACAGATAGTGCACTTAAAGTTATTTCAATAGTTTTTAATCATCCATTAGATTCTTCTATAACTTCTAGCGTTAGCATATTGCAAGCTGCAGGTTATTCTTCTTCTGTAAATACTTTTGAATTTTATGCCGCTACAAGTTATAATAGCAATAACGTGCCTATTGTTTTTCAAGATTTAGGTAGTAACGCGCCTACAGCCGTTACCGACAATAACTATATAAGTAACGATGGCGGTATAATAGAATTATATGCGCTTGCTCCTGATATCGACTTAGAAGAATATGATTTACAAAACTTAATAGTATTAAATAACAATAATTTAACAGAACCGGAATTAGGTAATCAATATTTATCTGATAACTCTTTAGGTTATCAACATTTTAATAATCTACAAGTTGAATATTTTAGCTACGACTCAAGTATTATGACAGGTGGCCCTGTTAACATTAAAATAACATTTAACGCGCCTCAAAATGATTTTATTGATGGTAATGATCTTAATAATTATAATTTCCAACAAGGAACTCCATCACCGTCTTCAGTAGATATATTAGGATATAATCCTTTAAATCCTTATTTTTCTCCAAATAATACTGGAAATAATTCGCCTGACGATATAGCTGTATTCAAACAAGCTCAATTAGACTATATAGATCTTCAAAACAACCCTGCTAACTTTACAATAACTTTAGGTGGAGGTGTTAGTGAAATAACTAGCGATGTAGAGCTAAGTTATTTTGACTCTTTAACGGGTCAAGCTAAAGTTGAAATATTGCAGTATAAAAACATAATAATAGATCCTGATACAGGATCAGAGACTCTTAGCGATTGGATCAACGTTAGTGAAGGTGGAGCTCCTGGTTGGATAGGTTTTGATGAAAGCACAACTACTACTTCTTCTACTAGCCCTACTTCTTCTAGCGCATTCTTGCCTTCGTTATTTTCTCCAACTGTTTATCATCAACCAATAAGTTCTTCTATAGGTAGAGAAGTTAAACTAGGATTTACAACAGGATCTGCTAATTTTGATGATAATAATTTTGACGTTGGCCCTATTTATGGTCCGCCGTCGAATAAACAAACTTTAACTATTAATTTTTCACCAATACAAAATTATATTGAAATATTTGGGTTTAGATTAAACGCTTCTTATGGATCTTTCTTTAATAGAACTTACTCTGATCATTCATTTAACTTAGATTCTCCCGCTGCAAATAGCCACGTATATCAATCAATTGTTGGCTCTCAGTACTGTTTTCCACAAGATCAAGGATTTCCCAAGCTCAATAATTGCTGGCAAGTTAAATACAAAAAAATATACGAATACGCGCAAAATAATACTAGTCAAAGTATTTTTCAAACTACTCTTAATGATAGTGATCTAATTTATCCTTTCCCTGTAGGTACGACTCATGATCAAGATGTAATAGACATATTCAACCCGACTCTTGTATTTTGGGAAAACTTTCAACTACCTATACTTCCATTGACCACGTTTGCAGACGGCGGACCACATACTAATAATAATCAGTGGATAGATGAAGGCGCTATAGACGGTGTAGGTGATGTAGCGGAGAAGATTGAAATAGATATAAAAGTTCCTTATAGCCCTGAAGATTGTCAAATATACGGGTACGCTGTACAAGAAGCAATTCCTAACTCTACTGGAGGATATAGTTGGGCGTGGGGTGATTACGCGATAGTTCAAACTAATAGTGTTGGATCAGAGGGTGGCGGCTTGTCTTTTGCGCCTCTTGAACCTCAACAGCTCACTCAAGGTCAGTACGGAGGCTATGTAGACTCAAGCTCTGCTAATCCGTTTATAGCTAAAATTGAAATAAAAAATCCTGCAACTATGTTTGATTCTTTCGATACTCTATTGCCAGGGCCTTTCTCAAATACCACTGAAGATGGTCAATTTTTAATGAAACTTATAGTTACAATAAATAAAACTAAATTAGCACAAATTATTTCAACAAACGGTATAAATCCTAGTCGACTTTCTGTAATGATTAGTAGACAAGATTATGATGGGTCTGATACAAATCAACTTGAATACCCAAGCTTAGTAGATTCTATACAAATTAAATTCGGTTTAAATTAATCATGGCAATAGTAACATTAGATTTTAATCACAATATAACAGATTCTAACGTAAAAGTTGGAGACATTATATACTATATATCTTCTCAGCATTTAAGTTCGTCTGGAGGCTTTACAATTGACGGAAGCATTGACAAAGTTATAAAGTTTGGAACTGTAAGTTCTTTACCTTTGCCATTCATAGTAAATGTTAGCGTAATAGGAAATGTTAGTCCACCAGCTAAAAACGACTATATATTCTTCAGTAGAGATAATCAAGTGCAACAAAGAGACTTAATAGGATATTTTGCTAGCGTCAAGCTAGTCAATGACTCTACAGACTATGCTGAGCTTTTTCAAGTGTCACTAGGTGCTGTAGAAAGCAGTAAGTAAGTGTAATTATATAATCACAAATTAAATTATGGCAAGAGGAACATTAAAATCACCATTAAAAAAGCAAGAAGAAACACCGATGAAGCAAGTTAGCGGCGCGCAGATTGGAACTGCAGCAGGCGCTGTTTTAGGATCTGTTATACCTGGTGTTGGAACAGTTATTGGAGGCGCTGTTGGTGGAGTTCTTGGAGGATTATTTGACAGCACAGGCAAAAAGAAACAACAACCTTCCGATGTTTCTGCTGCCGAAAAAGCTTTAGCTAGAAGACGAAGAGCTTATGAAAACATGCAGTTTGAAACTACAAATCCTTATGAGGATGTAACTGTAAATCTTCAAGCTGCAGAGTTTCAAAGACAACAACA